AATCAATCTTTCGCTAGGTGCTTTGTCTTTAAAGAACAGTTTGGCTCCAGGAATATTGTCTAACAAAAACTTAACTACTTTATCCTTGAACACATCAACGCCAATTCTAGGCGCACCTCTAAACCAAGTGTACAAAGGTGTCCTACCTGTATAGTACAATGATCTAGCGAGAGGTCTACCCTCAGTAGCAGCCCAGTTACGAACGTATCGTTGATTGTCTATATTGTTTTGAATGACCTCATCAAATGTATAGTACTTTCCAAAGATCTGAACTTTAGCTGGCTCTCCCGCAACCCCGTAAGAGTCAAACTGCTGAGACCTAGCTCTTGATCTACGATCTAGAATACGACTTGTGTTAACTACAGAATACTGCATTTCACCACGGGCAACATTCATAAAGTTAACCCAAGGTTGCTTATCATTATTGTATCGTTCAAACACGACACGTAGATTCTCCGCAATAGCAGTCTGTTGATTTACAGATACTGAGTCATCTAAGCTTTCAACGAATTGTTGAATCCATGCTTTTTGTTCTTGATTAAGAGCCTTAGAGTTCTTAATAAAGTCTATACGTTCTTGTAATACACCAAAGTCTGGATCATAGAGTAATGTAGAACTTTGTTCACCTGTAAATGGATCAAAGCTATTGTTACGCTCATCAAACTCATTGTTTGCCCTAATTCGAACTGATCGTTTACCTGCTAAAGTAGTACCACGATAATCTACTAAAGAAATAGTCTGAGCAGTATTCTCAGTGTCTGCAATATACATTGCCTTCAATTGTTTAGTAGCCTCTGTATTCCTCATTAGCTCGTATGGCCTGGCCACATTAACTGCAAACAAGTTAGACTCTGCCTCAGCTACAGCTGACTGTCTAGTTGGGAAGAAACTTGTTCTTGCGTTATCAAGCTTCCTTAATGCAGCAATGCTTAGTTGTTGACCTTTAGCAGTAGTAAAAGCCTTTACATCTAGAATACCCTTTTGTAATAATCCAGCACGTTCTTCACTACCTAAATGTTTAATTTGAACCATCATAGGCTGGCGCTTAAGCCAAGCACCATAAGTCTCCACTGGCGGTAAGCTACCATCAACAAGTTTTTCAGAGGTCTCCTTTAACTTGTTAACTTTTACTCTTGTATCTTCTGCCTCAGCAGCCTTCAGTAATTCTTCCTTGTTCTTTAAAACAGGAACCATAGAGCTACGGCAATTCCAGTGAAGTGGTGGTCTAAACCTTAGATCATCGATCTTGTATACCTGACCATCATGGTGTGCACAGATTCTTGAAGTTCTATTGTCGAGTACAGCAGTAAATCTGTAACCCTTTAAAACCTCTTTATTACGATCCATTACTAAATTAAGCGCTTGTGCTTGTGTATTAGTAATAGCAGTCCTAACCAAGACCTTAGCCTGAACCTCAGTCAAGGTGGTTGTCTTAATTACATCTGCAATAATTTCTTTTACTGGCTTATTGTCTGCTAAACCAGATTTAATCTTTCCATCAATCCTAGCAAGTTCACTCGTACCAACAGTATCGAAGTGATCTCTTAAGCTTCTAGATGCTGTAATATTAGGTCCAATAAGCTTTGGAATAGCATCGCTACCCCTAGGCTTCTGAACTCTGAAGAATGAACCAGCACTCTTCTCTAAATTGTTAGCATGAAAGCTTACAGAGGCATCCGCATAATCACTAACTGAATTCTTAGCAATCATGTGCAACTCTTTTGTTGCTCGAGTTACCTCTGGCTTTACATCAGCCTTAATGTTCTTTGTTAAGAGCACTCTAAGGCGCTTTTGGTGTCTACGGATGCCCCTACTAACATTAGTAGAGGTCTCCGCTTCATAGAGTCTTGTATCAGCTAAGTGCTGTACAATTCTGTCATAAATTTCCGTATTAATAGGAGTTGGCATATTTCCCCTTGATACCATACAATATATGCATCAAGGATGCCCGTATTATACAGTGTTGTCGTTGTCATCGTCCCTATTGTTAGGGCGCATATTATCTGTGTCTGAGATAGAAGAATCTATGCTCATTGCCTTAGTGTCTACTAGAGGGTCACTTTGAATTTCTGCTATGCCATCTTCATCGTTATACTCAGCTGGGAGTACATCATTGAATTTAGCAATAGAGATAAATGTAGAACGTGGAATAATACCTTGCTGGTACCACTCTGTAACTAGTCTCATCCAGTCTGCGCCTACAGGAGTAGGATTAAAGTCAGCGCTTAATGTGAACTTAACATCTGTCGGAAGAACATCGATATTGTATTTCCACTTAAGCATTACTGTAATGATCTGTCTCATTGTCTCTGAGATACGAGTATTGAGCATACCTAGTTGAGCAGTCTGAGCAGCATTACGAATTTCTAGACTCACTCCTGACTCACCTGAAGAACCTTCTGGCGAGAGCATACGAATGCCCATACGAGCCATTTCTTCAATAGTGGCCGCAATAGCCTTTTCCATATCCGCTAAAGCGCCTGTTGGAGTATCTAATGCTTTAATATCGTCTCCAGCACGGAGTTTAATCCATGAGCCTAGACCCGCCTCTACAATAGTTTCAAAATCTTCATCAGTCATATCTGACATGACTACTGGAGTGTATGTGGCTGCACCATAGAGTAAGTGATTACGTCGGCTAATCTTATTGTACAGAGCAATCTCACGATCAATCAATGATTGTAGGATTGGCTCAACAGGATCAATCTGACCATTCAATGGATAGGCTGGAATGAAGTTCATTCTCTCACCGTTCATCAGAGGTACTTCTGTACGTGTCTTTGACCATGCTGCATTAGCGTTGTCTGTTTGATACTTGGATGTAACGTTACCATTAATAACACTTACAGACTCATTAGTGTCTCGTGTGTAAGTATCTACAACAAGTAATCCTGACTCATCTAAATAATAGTGAGTAACAGTGTCTACATAGTCTGGGTGGAATTCATTTTTAGAATAGTCTTCCATATAGTAACGGAAAAGTAAACTCGTTAATACTTGTTTGTTAGTATTACGGTCTTGACCCCTACGCCAGTTAATAATGTTCTCTGCTTGAATAAGCATCACGTATGGTGACAAGGCTTTAGCCTCCTCCATAGTGAGAGCGTCTGGATTAGCTACTGTGGGGTAGTCTACTAAGCACCAAGCTCTAGACGACTGTAGCTCTTCCCAAATAGCCGCATCTAAAAAGCCATGTAGTGAAGTACCATCAGCACCAAAAGAAGTGCGAATCCAGTCTTCAGTTCCTTCAGGAAACATATTCTCTGGAAGCTCAATAGCTGCTTGCTTACGTAATAAGCCGCCTACAAGAACTTTAGCATACTGTGCTGTTAGTCCAGGAAGCTCACCTTCAGCACGATAAAAGTTGTACTGCTGTGAACTCATTGTAGGGGAGAAAGGTAATAGTAAGTTATTGTACGTTACGGTATCAATCGAGTCATCATATGCTCTTGCATGAGTCTGTCCATTAAGAACAGCTCTAGCCCTCTCCCAGAGAGGCCGCATAGACTCATATGCTGCGTTAGGATCCCCTAGGCTCTTCGTCTTAGCCTTTGATGGGGTCGTTGTTAGGTTTGCCATTTAAAGTTTCTCCTCCATAAGCATCCTAACAATCTTCGCAACGATGTCTGAGCGAACAATATCGTCTACACCAAACTCGATGATAGGAATGTCAATGTTATGTTTCTTGCATAGTTGGACAAATTTTAGAATGTCCTTACCACTGTTAATATCACTCTGGGCAGGATCGCCACAGAGGACCATTTTAGAGTTCTCACCAAGGCGTGTTGTAATCGCCTTTAACTCTTCAAATGTTAAATTCTGACACTCGTCAACAATGACAAGTGAGTTTTCATAAGACCGACCACGAATAGTTTCTAGTGGTTGAATCTCGATAGCACCTTTGTTTACAAGGTACTGATAGAAGCCTAACCCGAAAGACTTCTCTAAGACGCTTGTTATAGGCATTAACCAAGGAGCCATCTTATCAGCGATGGTCCCTGGAAAATGACCTAAGGATTTTCCCGTAGCTACGTTAGCCCTGCTTAAAATTATTTTATCGTATTTCCCTGTTAAGAACAGAGATGCTACCATAGATGAGGAGCAATAAGTTTTACCTGTACCAGCGCACCCAATAGTGACAGTGATAGGGTAGTGACGAATTGCAGTAAGTAAGTTGTCTTGTTTCTCATTCTTTGGTTGTACGTGAAATGGCTTTGGAGCCTTAATAATTTTAACATTAGACTGGTAGTCCTCAAGTTGTGTAACTTGGGCTTGTTTACGTGGAACTCTACGGGTTTTATTCATATTTAAATTAGTCCTTATTACTTCTTGAACTTAGCTACTAGCTTCTCTTGCACGGATACTGCCCATGATGGCTGTGGAACATGCCAACCAATAACAATACCTACAACAGTAAAAATCAATGCTGTTATCATAAAAACCCCTTTATTTCTTAGGAGGTACTTGAGTACCCTCTAGCTTTTTGTGTGTCTTGATCTCTTTACAGACCTCTTTTGTTTTGCCTGTCTTAGGGTCTTTAGACTCCTTACAGACTTTCTTTGTTGTTGGCTCAGCTGAATAAACAGTAGGGACAGCAAACAATAGTGCAAACAATAATACTAGTTTCTTCATTTTAATCCTTTAAATAGGAGGATGTTCTGGAGGTGGAGGAGCAAGTTTACCACCATAACCAGTTGTTACAGTAGTTTCAGTGACAGTACGTTGTTGTTGTACTGCTGGATAGGATTGTCCATACTGCTGTGGCTGAGACTGACCCATGGGTATCCCCAGGCTGACGCCAGTCATAGGCTGACTTGGTTGTGGTCCTGAGGACACACCTGCCATCTTCTCTTGACCTCTAGACCAAGCAGTAATACCTAGAACAGCACCCATAGCCATATGGAACAGCCCACCACCTTGAAGGGTTAATGGAGCCCACTGTCTAAATGCATCATTCTGAATAGCTACTTCCCAGAATTGTACAATAGTAAATCCAATAGGGAATACAATAAAGTCACACGCACACACGCACATGTACATTACAGCCATCATTGGTCGCCACTTCTTCTGGATCCAACTCTCTTCTTCCTTCTTGGGTTCTTCCGCTTTAACTTCTTCAGTCATAGTCAGTCCTTAAATTGTTAGTGGTAGCCATAGCCACACAGCTTGTGACATTAGTGCTGCTGCTATAGCGCCTACTCCAATACTAGCTCGGAATAAGTTTCTATTGACCGCTAGAATAGATGCGGTAAGCAGTACAATAGCAATCTGGAATAATGATCCAGCATACGTATAGAACGGTGAACGCTGTTTAGCCACGGCTCTCTCAGCCTCTAGCTTACGTGCCT